GCCTGTGTGCCGCGAGTGGTGGCAACCTAGAACCAAAGGCTTTTATCTCACCTGATTCATGGCGCAAGCTAACACCACTTGAGTGCGAGAGACTGCAGACTGTGCCAGAGGGGTACACAGATCATGTCAGCAATACCCAACGCTACAAAATGCTTGGCAATGGGTGGACAGTTGATGTAATATCACATATCTTTAATGGAATGAAGGAGGACTAGACAATGCTAACACTTAACACAACACAATATGACGCACCAAAAGAACATCTTGTGGAGTCACTTGGATTGCTACCTCATTGGGTGGTAGAGTACAATCTGCTAGGTGAATCTGACATCGTGCAGTACATGACTAAACGCTATGGCTTTGGTGATCTTTATCGCTTTGGTGGTGAGATTGTAAACGATGGCGTGTACAAAAGTAACCATGAAGACGATGAAGACTTAGAATATGTGGGCAAGATGGACACAAAGGATGGCACAGTATACTTCTACCCTTATGCTATTACCGCTTTGCCTACCAAGGATGGCTACTTTATTACAAGGATGGACTAAGTTATGGAGGAACTTATGATGCAAGGATTGGAAAAGTTTTTGTTTGACAATGATTGGATTGACACAGATGTTGTCTGTCTACTAGACGAAGATGATTTGACACTTAATGAGGAGGATGCACATGACACAGAAAATTGACACAAACTATGCACGATCAAACAACATCGAGTTTGATAAGGGTGAGTGGTGGTACGTTGCGCCTAACAGACGATATCGGCAGCGATTGGATACACACGCAGAAAAGAACACGACAAGGATGTTTGTCAATGGAATGTATATTCCCAAGACGCACCCACTACATAAGCCAGGCCGATACAAAAGTTTGGACGATGCGTGGTCACATCAACAGATTAACAGTGTACCACAGGGTGAGGTCTATGCCATCACCAACAAGGCATGGCCTGATTGGGTGAAGATTGGTTGTGCAACCATTGCAGAGGATAGGCTCAATGGGTATCAGACATCATCACCGTTTCGTGATTACGAGATTGTCTGCACCTTTGAGACAACCAACAGACGCAAGGCTGAGACTATCATGCACCGAACACTGGAGCAGTATGCTAGTGAACGCCGCAACGAATGGTTCAAGATTGACCTTGACAAAGTGAGGGAAATGTTTTATCACTATGACGATGCAGTAGTAAACAGATAGAGGGAGACATACTATGCCAAATCACACCGACAACAGAGTAATTCTGTCACATGAAGATTCGTCAGAGATTGACGAGATTTACAACATTATGAACACAGGTGCGGAGTTGTGTCACTCTCTTGTACCAGAACCACGCAAGTCAAACGGTGATCCAGAAGATGGGTGGTACGATTGGCGTGTTAAAAACTGGGGTACTAAGTGGGAAATATATGACACATCCTGTGAAAGAAACGGTGCTAATGAATTACGCATCTCTTTCCTTTCAGCGTGGTCGCCACCCGATGGGATATTTAAAGAGTTAGTAAACAGAGGTTTTGAGATTGATGCTCGTTACTTTGATGAGGGTTGGATGTACATAGGTTGGTTTCTTTTAGAGGATGGTCAACTGTTAGACTATTGTGAGTCTGACATTGATCTAGCCATTGCTACTCATCCAGAACTTGATGAAGAATTTGGAGTTACAAAATTAAATCAAGAATATGAAGAGGAAGTAGCATGATTGGATTACTATTTGTTACAGCGTTTGCCATGTTCTCGCATGACAATGCAGAGTTTATCCAGGATGTTGAGGTCAAGCGTGAGCAAGGCTGTACCTTTACCTATGTAGGTAAGCAGTATGCTAGGCAGCACGTGCCTCACATTGCTTGGGGTGAGTATGTATTCTACAGCATGGAGCCATGTGATGACTAGCTTAGTCAAACACATCTGTGTATATTGCAAGACTGTGCAGTATATACCAACCAGACTACGCAAGCTAGTACAAAGAATGTACTGCTATGTGTGTAAAAAGGAGATTGATAATGCTGACACTATACAAGATAATCATGGACAGTAGATACAATCCACTGAGCCACATACCTGACACAAACACACGGCACATGGTGATGCAGGTGTTGGCTTGGATGTGGTGTATTATCTTCAGCATGTGGATGGGTAGCATTGTAGTGTTTGGCATCAGTGCCATTGCTCATGCCCTGCTGATTGCTGGCATCTTCATCACGGCAGGTGTATTTGAAACAGCCAAGCGTAAGCCGCAGTATTTCGGTGGGCTTGGCAGAGGCAATGGAGGTGAGCATGAGTAAGATATACAGAATACGTGATGTAGAGGATGGGTCTGTCTACCTGATGACATTGCCAATGATACTAGAAGATTTAAATCGTGATAGGTCAGAAGAGTGGACAAACTATGACGAGACTGATTGGCGTGAAGGATTGGCAGTTCATACTCTATATGAGGTGGTAGAAGATGAGTAAATACTGGCACAAAGCAAAGCACTATTACCTGACACATGACGGCATTGAGATGTTACTGTTCGCATGTATATGGGCCAGCATAGGCTGGATGTTGTATCACTTTGTAATCGGATTGATAGGGAGGTTTATGTAATGACTAGAAAAACTTTACAAGACAGACGACTACAACTCATGCACTTGAATGCATTGATGGACGAGATAGATTATCTTGACACCATCATCGAACCACAAGACTGTGGTCATCTAATCACCTGTCGTAATGTGTTGGAGACACACCTTGACCAACTTTTAAAAGAAAGGAATAAACGTAATGGCTAAGAAAAAAGAGGACTGGGAAATTGCAAGAGAAGAACGCAAGCAGGACATAGCAAAAGCTATCGCAGCCATGCGTCCAGAACAATGGAAGGCAGTGCAAATGGCAGTTGAAGCGTTGCGTGACTTCGATCAAGACTACTTTGAAAACTATGAGATATTCTGCGCACGAGTGCCAAGAGATTTGAAACGTGCTTTGGAAGAACTTTCACACGAGTTTGATCTCAATGGCTAGAAATATAGAGGAAACTTTAGTCGCTACCACCAAGGAAGATTTGAATGAACAAATCGAATGGTACTTAGTGCAGTATCACCCCTTGGGATATGACACACGGGTAGCTAGGACAACATACAATCCTGACACCGACAAATACACTGCTGTTATGTCTCGTTGGGATTCTTGCGATTAGGAGAAAAATACATGGACATTATTATTGCTGTAATTGGAATGGTAATCTTGCTGGCGTTTGGGCTATGACTAGCTTCAAAGAAATGGTAGACGATTACTATTATTCCTATGAATACAATGACTTGAGGGACGAAACTAAAGCTGATTATAAGTATTTAATTGGTCAAGTTTTGGACACTAGGGTGGAGGGACAATACCTCCGCCAGGTAGATGTCAAAAAACTGACTACCAAAATATGCAAACTTGCGTATAACTTATGGTGTGAAAGAGGCATACACTTTGCCAACAAGACAATGGCAATAGCTAGAGTTCTGTACAACCACGGTTTGCGCATGGAGATAGTGGGCAGCAACCCATTCAATGCTGTTCGTAGGCGCAAGCCACAAGTTCGTTCTACCCTGTGGTCAAAGGATGATGTATTCAGGCTACTGGATTTTGCTTACAGTGAGTTTGAGACACGCAACCTTGGGTTGATTGCACAGATGGCATACGAATGGTGTCAGCGTGTGGGTGATATGCGCCTACTCAAGTGGGATAATGTAGACTTTGAACACAAGCGTGTGCATATCTTGCAGTCAAAGCGTAGGGCAGAAGTATATCTGCCTGTGTCTGACGAACTGCTGGAGATGCTTGAACAACAGCGTGAAGACTTTGGGTTCCAAGATTACATTGCTCCACGCCCGTATGCTATCGGCGGTAAGTATGAACCTTATACTAAGTACAAGATGTCGAAGCATGGACGCACACTGATTCGCAATGCGGGTTTACCTGACACGCTACGTCTGTCTGATTTGCGGCGAACTGGTACTACAGAAATGGTGCAAGCTGGTGTGGGAATAGGACAAATTATGTCGGTTACAGGACATGCTAACCCACAATCAGTCAAGCCATACATAAAGAATACATATGATGCTGCAAATTATGCCTTGACAAAACGAACATCGCATGGTACAAGCACATTAGATGCCGAACAAGAAAAGGATTATATCTAATGTATAACAATATATATGATACAATAGATGATCTTACATTATATGTGGGTGAGACAGTTAGAATTAATTGTCCTTTGTGTAAAGGGATGAAAACTTTTACTGTATCTAATATTGGTGGAAGCATTGTTTGGAATTGTTACAAGGCGTCTTGTGCTGTCAGTGGTGGCAAGCGTGTAGGCATGACGCCGGATGATATAAAGAATATGAAGGCCAGACAAACAGAAAAAGAAATAGAGTTTGAGTTACCTAAGTTTATTGTAAGGCGCAGTAACTTGTACATGAACAGATGGTGTGCGAGATGGGGTTTGGATGTAGATAAACTAGGTTTGCAGTACGATGTAAAGGAAGACAGAGTTGTGTTTCCCATCGTGCATGATAACAAGATTGTTGACGCTACTGGTCGGGCGTTAACAAAGCGACTCCCCAAATGGCGAAGGTATGGGTCTTGTGGTCTCCCCTATACCAGTGGCCAGGGTGATGTCGCCGTGGTTGTTGAGGACTGTGTGAGTGCAGCCGTAGTTGGCAGTGAGAAGTTTGTCGGGGTCGCACTGCTAGGTACTACTTTGCTTGAAGAACACAAGCATTATCTCACACGGTTCTCAGCGGCTATCGTTGCCTTAGACCCTGACGTACTACCAAAGACTATAGCAATGGCTACAGAATTGCGTAGCCATATACCAAACGTAAAGGTGTTGCGCCTTGAGAGAGACTTGAAGTATTGCAACCCGACAGATATACAAAAACTTAAACAGCTAGGAGCAACATAATGGAACTCATGGAACTATCACTTGTACGAAGTTTAATGAACAAAGACTTCTACGAAAATAATCGTGGTGCTAGATGCCCAGACAAATTGTTCAGCGCAGATGTACGTAAGATTAAGAAGTCAGTTGATATTGCAATGGACAGATACGATAGGACAGTTACTCCCGAAGAAGTGCAAGCCCTGTTCATATCAAGTAACCCATCAATTACACCAGCACAACGTGAATCATACAGTGGTTTATTTAATACCATCAATCGTATTGACCCATTAGGTAATGATGTAGCAGGAGAGGTGCTTTCTCGCCTGTTTCAGCAGGTTGTGGGCGCAGAGATTGCAGAGTTGGGGTTCGACTATGTAAATGGTGACAGAGCCAGTCTAGAGCCTTTACAACAGCTATTAGAAAAATATGGGGATGACTTTACACCCAAACTAAAAATCGAGTGGGACGATATATCAATTGATACTATCATAGCTAAGAATGATTTAGAGGCACGTTGGACATTCAACATACCTGCATTGACACGCAAGGTTGAGGGTGTAAACGATGGACACTTGATTGAGGTAGGTGCTAGACCCAACACAGGTAAGACATCATTCCATGCCAGCCTAATTGCAGGGCCAGGTGGGTTCGCCCAGCAAGGTGCAAACTGCATTGTGTTGTGTAACGAAGAAAGCTATCATCGTGTGGCGGCACGATACTTAACTGCAGCAACAGGTCTAACGATGTGGGAAGTAAAAAATAATCCTTCTCAAGCACGGGATTTGTATCGCCCTGTATACGATAAGATTCGCATTAAGGATTCAACAGGTAGAGACATGTCTTGGGTAGAGAGTGTATGCAAGTCATACAATCCTGACGTTGTTGTGCTTGACATGGGTGACAAGTTTGCTACTATGTCTGGCTACTCTCGTCCTGATGAAGCGTTAAAAGCTAATGCAATATATGCGAGAATGATTGCCAAGCAACATAGTTGTGCAGTATTTTATATGTCACAATTAAGTGCGGAGGCAGAGGGTAAGACAATACTAAATCAAAGTATGATGGAGGGTTCACGCACAGGTAAAGCAGCCGAAGCAGACTTGATGGTTCTCATCGCTAAGAATCCACAAGTTGATGGGCAGGATGAAGAAGACACGCAACGACATCTGTGTGTGGTAAAAAATAAATTAACAGGTTGGCATGGCAGAGTACACTGCGAACTCAACTACACAATAGGAAGATACGAGGTATAGATATGAAACTCACACTTGACGTAGAGAATACTGTTACTAAACGTGACGGCAAGATGCATCTTGATCCATTTGAACCTGATAACTCTTTGGTTATGGTTGGTGTGCTAACTGACCAAGGCGTGTGTCATACGTTTCCTTTTGACCACGCTGATGTTCCTAATCAGCAGGACCACCACGAACGTGTTCAATGGTATCTGGATCAAGCAACTATCCTAATATGCCACAATGCTGCATACGATTTGCTATGGTTGTGGGAGTCAGGCTTTAAGTACGATGGTCCAGTGTTTGATACAATGCTGGCAGAATATGTATTACAACGTGGGGTCAAAGAACCTTTATCTCTTGAGGCATGTGCTGAACGCTATGATCTAGATACAAAGAAGCAAGACACTCTGAAAGAATACTTTAAGAAGGGCATGAGTGTTCGCGACATCCCATATAACGAACTCACTGAATATCTTATCGCTGACCTAGAAGCTACACAACAACTATCAGACAAACTGATGCTACGACTTAATAAGGTAGATGATGCTGGTTTGCGTGGCACAGTTGACTTGACTAATCAAGTAGCTGTATGTTTAGCACGTATATATCAACGTGGGTTTGCTGTAGATTTAGGTGCGCTAGATGAAGTGCGTCAAGAATTTGAACAAGAAAAGCGTCAACTTATTGACAGCTTACAAGATCACATTCGTGACATCATGGGTGACACTCCCATAAATCTCAACAGTCCAGAGCAACTATCGTGGGTTATATATAGCCGTAAGGTAAAAGATAAAACATTGTGGTCAAACACTATTGAACCTTATATGAAAGACTCAGCCTTTAAAGACTTGATACGTGGGCAAACAGAACGTATGTATAAAACCTATGCAGTTCAATGTAAAGAGTGTCGTGGCAGTGGATTCATTCGCAAGACAAAGAAAGATGGCACACCCTTTGCCAAACCTAACAAGTGTATTACTTGTGCAACAAGTGGTTATTTGTATAAACCCACTAACAACGTAGCAGGTTTAAAGTTTATGCCACCAAACGCCAAGTGGGCTAGTGCTAATGGTTTTAGCACAAGTAAGGGTAATCTTGAGATGCTAGAAAAAGCAGCGCGAAGCAAAGGCATGGATGACGCAGTATCATTTCTGTCTAAGGTTCGTAGACTATCTGCTGTTGATACGTATCTCTCCTCTTTTGTAGAGGGAATACATACGCATACTAAACAAGATGGCAAGTTGCATGTCAGACTTTTGCAACATAGAACAGCCACAGGTCGCCTATCAGGTGCAGACCCTAACATGCAGAACATGCCACGTGGTGGTACGTTTCCTGTCAAGAGGGTGTTTGTATCTCGTTGGCCTGATGGTAAAGTATTGGAAGCAGACTTTGCCCAGCTAGAGTTTAGGGCGGCTGCATATTTATCACAAGATGGAGTAGCAATTGAAGAAGTATCTACTGGATTTGATGTACACTCGTACACCGCTAAAGTTATTACCGAAGCTGGTCAGCATACGGATAGGCAGACTGCAAAAGCGCACACCTTTGCTCCCCTTTACGGGGCAACGGGGTTCGGCCGCACACCTGCCGAAGCAGAATACTACACACACTTCACACAAAAATACCAAGGCATCGCGGATTGGCATACCAGATTGGCTAAAGAGGTTTTATCGACAGAGATGATTACCACGCCGTCTGGTCGTCAGTTTAAGTTTGATGGTGTTAGACGCTTAGAAAGTGGCAGAATAACAAACTTTACACAGATAAAAAACTATCCTGTGCAATCATTTGCTACAGCGGATATCGTACCCATTGCTTTATTACATATTGATAAGCTACTACGGGGTATGCAATCTTGCGTAGTCAACAGTGTGCATGACAGTATTGTAGTAGATGTTCATCCAAGTGAAGAGCAACAAGTAATAAGTGTAATTAAAAAAACTAATGATGATCTTCCTGGTTTAATCACAATGCGTTGGGGGATAGTGTTTAATGTACCACTAGAACTTGAGGCAAAAATAGGAAAAAATTGGCTTGACACTAATGATGTAATGTGATAGAACTACGCTTCTATTTCCATGAAAGGAGTAAATATATATGACTGAACTCGCAGTAATTGACAATAATAACTATGCAGCTATGGCACAAATGCTAGGCGTAGCGTATGATACAGGTGACAGTAAGAGTACACTGGCACGTATTAGGATACAGAAACTGCCTATCAAGGGTAAGGCTGAAATAAATGGTAAGACTATGAATGTTGATTTGGTATCCGCTGGGTCAATGTTTATGGCAAACCTTGAAGGTAATAATATATACGCTGATAAAATAGAGATGCGTATGTTTATGCAAAGGTTTTTTTATCAGAAGTATGATCCGTCTGTAAAGAACTACGTAAAAACAGTGATGGCAGATAGTTTAAAAGACATAGACTTAAAAGATAATTATGGTGGGTTTAACTGTGGTAAACCGTCTGGTTATATTAAGGACTTTCAGTCACTGCCTAAAGACATGCAAGACTTAATTCGTTCTGTAAATAGAACACGTTCTATGTATGGCACAGTTACGTTTGTTGATGCAAAAGATGGGGAAGGTAATCCTACAGAACTTGTAAACACTCCATTTGTTTGGGACGTGCATGTTAAAGAAGGATACAAAAACTTTGGTGATGCAACTGCAAAGTTTGCACAACATCGTAGGCTTCCTATTATGCACAACTTGTCCATTACCACAGAGGAAAGGACTGGAGCCAATGGTTTGTATTACGTTCCTGTATGTGATGTAGACATGGATACCATTCACGAGATTACTGAAGAAGATCAAAAACTTCTGCGTGATTTTCAAGCTGTTGTTGAAAGCCACAATCGCCGGATTTTATCTGAGTGGGATAACAAGCATGTAGCAAAAGCAACAGATGAAGAGAAAGAACTTGCTGAATCTTTTGTTGACATTGACGTTGAAGAGGTGCAATAGCCTATGTTAAGTAATGATCCTTTTAAAGTTCATAACATACAATGGCTATCTCCTAGCAGTATAAATACCTATATAAGTGACCCACCTTTGTGGGTCATGCGGTATCTTTTTAAAGTAAAAACTTCAAGCGGTGCAGCGGCAGTTCGCGGTAACGCTTTGGAATTTGTTTTAGAAAAAAAATATGAAGAGGGAAAGTTTGATTATGATACATTAAAAGCAAAGTTTTTAACTTTGTGTACCGAATCAAGGATACCAATAGATAGTAAGTCAGCACAAAAAGAACTTAATCAACTAGAAAAGTTTGGGAAAATCATAGACGAAGAATTTAACTATGATAATCTGGAAAGCTACCAAGAAAAAGTTCTAGTAAAGCTGGACGAAATATCAGTTCCAATACTTGGCTATATAGATTTTAGGTTCAAAGATAAAATAGTTGACTTAAAAACTACAGCCAGGATTCCCTCAAAACCTACAGAGGGACAAGGTAGACAGATGGCTTTATACTCTATGGCTTATCCTAATAATACTGTGGATTTATTTTTTGCTGGTACTAAGTCACACAAGAAATTTACAGTGGAAAATTTAGATGAGTACAAAAGCCAGTTAAAAAAAGTAGCTATGACTATACAAAAGTTTTTATCTATTAGTAATGATAAACACGAGTTGGCTTCTCTTGTATATCCAAATTTTGACTCGTGGATGTGGGGAGAAAAAATGAAAGAGGAAGCTGGTAAGATATGGAAATAGACATTGCATAACGCTAAACGATTTAGGGCAGCACGTAAGTTAGGATTTCGTAGTGGTCTTGAACACAAGGTTTCTGAATACCTAATTAACTTGAAGGTAAAGTTTGAATACGAACCTTTTAAGATAGAGTGGGAAGACCTTGCATATAGAACCTACACTCCTGACTTTGTGTTGTTTAATGGTATTATAATAGAAACAAAAGGTATGTTTACCGCAGCAGATAGGCGTAAACATCTTGCAATTAAAAGACAGCATCCTAAATTAGATATTCGTTTTGTGTTTGAAAACAGCAAAAGAAAATTAAGGAAGGGTGCGAAGTCTAGTTATAGTGAATGGTGTATTAAACATGGATTTAGATATTACGATAGAATTATACCAGAAGATTGGATCAAAGAAAAGGGTAAAAACAAACATCCAAAATTTGTAAAGTTTACAGGAGCAAAAGTAAGAAGGAGCAAAAATGACAGAATCAAAAATATCAAAAGATGATTTTTTAATTCGTGTGAAACCCATGAAGAATGACACTGGAGAGTACACGGGAGAAGCAAATTTTTCTGTCATTAGTAGTGAAGACAGCGAAGTGCCTAGCTATATGTATAAAGATATTGAATATCTAGTTAAATGTATGCTATCTACTATACCACTAATGGAGCAAGACGAAGAGTTTCGTGACTTCGTAGATTATTATGTAACAAATAATTTTAAGTATGAGTTTGATGAGAATAAAGTAAGACCTTTAATACATGACGTAGATGGTAATGTAATTACAATTAATTTTAATACGGATACGGAGGGCAGTGCATGAGGCATGAAGCATATATGAAACAGGCTATGGCAACAGATGAGTCTGGTGCAACATTTAAACAAGATGAACTTGGTGGCACTCCTTCTATGGTAGACAGCCCACCGCATTACAATCAATCAGGCATTGAGTGCATTACAGCTATTCAAGCTGCGCTTGGTCCTAACTTTAAATATTATTTGCAGGGTAACATTATGAAATATTTATGGAGGTTTGATTACAAAGGCAAGCCAATAGAAGATTTACAAAAAGCACAATGGTATCTTAATACTATGATTGAAGACATGGTGGCTAGTGATGAGGGTTAAAGTTTATCTTACATTAGATATTGATACAGAAGAGTATCCAGTACCTGCAGATGAGAATGTAGGACAAGACATACAGGATAGCTTAGAAGAATACTTCTACGATGTTGAGGGCGTAGACATACGAAATATGAAAGCAATTATGGAGTAATACATGAACAATTATTTACCAACAGACTACCAAAACTTCATCGCGCTATCACGGTATGCACGATGGAAAGAAGATGAACAACGCCGTGAAACATGGACAGAAACAGTAGAACGATACTTTGATTATATGGAAGATCATTTATCAAAGATGGGTAGGCAAGGTTCGTCTGCAAAAAGTTACGCTATGCCTGTAGACTTACGTGCGGAACTAGAGGAAGCTGTGCTTAATCAAGACATCATGCCTAGCATGAGAGCATTAATGACATCTGGTCCTGCACTAGATCGCTGTCACGTGGGTGCATACAACTGCTCTTATGTACCAATAGACAGCCCACGTGCATTTGATGAGACAATGTATATTCTTATGTGTGGCACGGGAGTAGGTTTTTCTGTAGAACGTGAAAACGTAGATAAACTACCTATCATAAATGAGTCTATGCATGAGACTGACACAGTAATTAAGGTTGGTGACTCTCGCCCAGGTTGGGCAAAGTCTTTGCGTGAACTTATCTCTTTGCTATACGTTGGTCAAATACCGAAGTGGGATGTATCGGAGGTGCGTCCTGCTGGCGCAAGGCTCAAGACATTTGGTGGCCGTGCCAGTGGACCAGCACCCCTAGAGGAACTGTTTGAGTTTGTTATAGCTAAGTTCAAGGCCGCGACAGGTCGTAGACTGTGGCCCATTGAGTGCCACGACATCATGTGTAAGATTGGTGAGGTTGTAGTTGTAGGTGGTGTACGTCGTTCTGCTCTTATCAGCTTGTCTAATCTTGGTGATGACCAGATGGCACATGCCAAGTCAGGACAGTGGTGGGATACAGAACCACAACGTGCCTTGGCTAACAACAGTGTAGCCTACAAAGGTAAGCCAGAGATGGGTACATTCATGCGTGAATGGGTTGCTCTCTACGAATCTAAGTCAGGTGAACGTGGCATCTTTAATCGTGAAGCGGCAAAAACACAAGCGGCGAAAAACGGAAGACGAGATTCGCAACAAAGTTTTGGATGTAATCCCTGCAGTGAAATTATATTACGTCCATATCAGTTCTGTAATCTTTCAGAGGTTGTCGCACGTGCTAGTGATACACAACAGACACTGCGTGAAAAGGTTCGCCTTGCTACAATTTTAGGTACGTTCCAGTCCACACTCACAGACTTCAAATATCTGCGTAAGGTATGGCAAAAGAACACAGAGGAAGAAAGATTGCTTGGAGTATCTCTTACAGGTATCATGGATAACGACTTGCTAAGTGGTACATCTACTCACCTTGGCAAGAACATTGGTCAGACATTGGAATCATTGCGTGATACAGCAATAGAGACTAATGCTGCTATGGCTAAACAGCTTGGTATTCCACAGTCAACAGCTATTACATGCGTCAAACCTAGTGGCACAGTGTCACAGCTTGTAGACAGTGCTAGTGGCATCCATGCTAGGCATAACCCACACTACATTAGGACTGTGCGTGGAGATAACAAAGACCCACTTACACAGTTCCTCATGTCAGAGGGTATACCTGCAGAGCCAGATGTTATGAAGCCAGAGTCTACGACAGTATTTAGCTTCCCAATGGCATCACCACGTGGGGCGGTTACACGCACAATCCTGTCGGCTGTTGAACAGCTTGAGTTGTGGCTTACTTATCAACGTCATTGGTGTGAACATAAACCAAGTGTCACTATA